CAACTCCGGCAAAAAGAAATTAAGCCTCCATTGATATTGGAGACAATTCATAAGTCGGGTCTGGTATTTGGTTGTCGCATTCCCGTTCCCACAACACAATAGCATCATGCTGTAGTTTTGCTTCCTCCGTCATAGGAGTGTATTTTCCTGGAAAACTATACAGAAGCGCATCCATCAATGGTTCGTTTTCCCAGATTAGAAAAGATCCATCTGGCCTGCTTTCCATGTAGTCTTGGTTTGGATTTGTGTATTTGTTGCTCATCTTCATCACTCGATACTACTGTGTATGATTGCATATTATATATACCTTATGCTTATTTCCACCATTGGCAATAGGAACAAGGTATATATATGTTGCAATCATATACATGTGTGATACATATGATTCGAGATGAAAAGACAGGACAGATCGTCCGAAATGCGACCGATGAAGAAGTATTACAGGCGGTGGTTGATGGATACCAGACCACCCGGGAAATAGCACAACGGTTTGGTGTTTCGCAATCCGTAGCCCGTAATTATCTGTTAGGGTTGTTCAGCAAAGGCAAATTAGACAGGCACAGCGTAGGGCATACATATGTGTATAGGAGGATTGAATAATGTCGCTGCTCATGGAAACTTTTTTTGAAGTAGCAGAAGAAAAGGAGGAACAATGTGCTGATTTGGAAAATATTGTGAAGATATGTGTGGGATACATCAAAAAATACCAGATAGACTAAGATGATCTAAAAACTGCCTCCGAACTAAACTGGTGAGGCTAACACAATGAGACACGACAATCCTAAATCAACCGGACTTGATATACTCGGAAATCGAATGTATATCCGTATTGTATGGAAGATACTAGTCAGCAACGGAGTGGTTGTATGAATGAGAATCAAATAAAAGAATTCCTGAAACTGGCGAGAAAGAACAATATTCCAATTGAGGTTATTACGAAACCAGATTCACAGGGGGGGATAATCAGACTCGGCCACTATATGATTTTTTACACTCCGCACATTTCAGTGGACGATATAAAAGAACATGTTACAAATCAGAATATCACCTTTGTAGAAGATTGTGCCAGATTTGTAAGGATGGATAATTCATATGATATGATTAGAAAGAAGGCCTATGTATATCCTGCAATCAATATATACTTTTCATACCGGTACGAGGAGGATTTTGTAGACATTTTTCAGGTGGAAGATGGCTTCAATACATATAGACATCTGTTTGTACAATTTATTCCTCTATTGATGGTAAGTTATGATGAAATTAAAAGCAGTATTGATAACCCACTGTATGTTGGCGATAATATGGGGAACGAATTGTTGATTGCTCCGTGTTATCCACCTGATATTGAATTTGAGAAACATCTGAATATTGATTCGTTTGGAGAAGTGGTTGCACCATGATATTGTCACAATACAACAGGAGATAACACAGATGTGGATACTCGTAGAAGTCGACAGTCCCCACGACGTGGGGAGGAACGAAAAACGCAGAATATTAATCAATTGTTCTGAAGTCCATCCGGCAACCCCCCCTGTTCCAGATTGTTATACATGTATTGCGTATTCCGACAAGGAGAGGCCAATCAAATGATACCGGTTAAATGCAAATCACATAAGGGGTTTACTGTTCGAGGTACGATAACACCGACAGAACGAACCGCTATACCCAAAATAAACAAGTCGAGCACATATGTACATAGAAAATATAATTATTTGTTTTGAATCAGTTTTTTAACCGATTCCCCCTAAACAAGGACATTCAAAGTGTCCAACACTATTTTATTTATTTGACGTCTCAATTTTGCAGGATTGCTCTTTCTCCATGACAGAATTGTCCGAATAGACTACAAAAACGGACAGGATTATACATTAACCTCTATTTCTACTGGAGTATATTCTATATCTATATCTCTCTCTAATAGGGATGTAGTATATATATATATAATACTTTAGTAGAAAGAGATATCCATAGAGAGATTATAAGATAGTAATACGTTGTAGTATAGTAAGTTTTAAGTAGTTGTAGTATGTATATATTGTATTACTAATACAGGAGATGTTAGGAATGACAAAGGGATATAGAGTTACATCAGTCAGGGGCGATCCTGATCTGATAGATACCGCAAAAGACATGGGCTATTCTCTTACTGAGGTTCTTGAAGTTGGCCTAAAAACTGTGACAGGTGCATCTACAGACGATCTTGAAGAACTCAAGTCTCGCAGAGATGAACTGGAGCATGAGAGATACGTCATAGATTCCAGACTAAATATTATTAATGAGAAGATAGAAATTCTTGAACAGGAGCAGAGCGAGGTAGCCGAGGCGAAGGCAACTGAGCAAAACCTAATTGAACAGGCAGTAACAGAACTATACGATTACTGTATAGAAAGTTATTACTCCCGTGATTGGGATAAAGTAAGGGTGCGCTTCTTGGCGAAGAAGTACGGAATACCCGCAGATACTATAATTGATTTCATTCAGAACAAGGCAGATCAGGATGAAATCAGGGCTAAGATACATGCAGCAAAAGCAGAATGCTGATAAAGACACGCACGAGGAAAGAACATGGCAGAGTACCGCATAGAAGACATATCCGCAGGACTGCGGAGTTTCCTAACTGAAATATGGAAAGAACCGACTCAGAAATTTCTCCTAAACTATCCAGACAGGATTACCCTCAGGATAGACTACAATCCCCTGATAGCACACCTGGAAAACAAAGTCGGCAGTGATGTAGAAAACTGGATAATAGACAATCCCGAGAAATGCATTGACGCTGCGGAAACCACACTCCACGAAATTGCAGGGAAAGAGTTCTTCGCATGTCACGACCCTTCTATTTCTTCATCAAATCCGGCTGACTTTGATAGTCCGCTACATGTACGCATGTCCGGCTATCCTTCAAAGACCCGAATCCGTAACCTAACTCATGACAGAATCAAAAAGTTAGTAGGTATCGAGGGAATAGTCCGCAGGGCTACCACTGTTAGGCCTAAGATAACTACGGCAGCCCTGAAGTGCTTGCGCTGTGGAACTATCAACAATGTTCCTCAGAAAGGCCTGCAATTTGTAGAACCGCAGGAATGTGAAGAGGAAGCATGTGGAAAGCGAGGTCCATTCGAACTTGTGATAGACCAATCTACATATACTGATTTTCAACTCCTTGAAATACAAGAGAGTCTTGATGGATTGTCAGGACAACAGCCCCGCAATATTGTTGTCAGGGTGCATGACGATTTGTGCGATGCAGACATTCCAGTTGGTGAACAGGTCATGCTCACAGGCATCCTCGAAATCGAACATGAAAGGAGCGGGAAGGATGGCAAAAGCACAACCTACAACTATGTGATTGAAGCACACAACATCGAAGTAGACAGCAACCACTACGAGAGTCTTGAAATATCCGATCAGGAACATGAAGAAATCCTTAGAATAGCAGCCAGCGATAATCTCACCGAGCAGATAGTCGGAAGTATAGCCCCTTCAGTGTATGGGTATAGCGATATCAAACAGGCAATGGCTCTTCAAATGTTTGGTGGAGTACGAAGGAGCAACGATGACGGCACAAAACTCCGTGGCGATTTTCATATATTGATGGTAGGCGACCCGGGAGTAGCAAAATCCCAACTGTTGCGCAACGCTGCGGACATATCACCACGAGGAGTGTTTGCATCCGGCAAATCATCAACCGGAGCAGGACTGACAGCAGCAGTAGTCAAAGACGGCGGTCTTGATTCGGAAAGGTGGACCGTGGAATCCGGCGCAATGCCTCTGGCAGATGGCGGAGTCTGTGCAGTAGATGAACTCGACAAAATGAGCAATGAGGACAGAAGCGCACTCCACGAGGGATTGGAACAACAGACAATTCATATCAACAAGGCAGGAATTAATACGCATTTGAGGGCAAGAACGTCTATGCTCGGAGCAGCCAACCCAAAACAGGAGCGGTTTGACCCAAACGAAACACTATCCAGCCAGATTGATATGCAGCCTGCGCTTATCTCTCGATTCGATCTCATTTTTGTATTGCGGGATGTGCCTGAAAAAGAACGAGATGCCAACATATGTGACCATATTCTGAAGATGCATACATCAGAAGGGGCTGACCTCTCCTGTCCTACTGTGGATCCTCTTTTGTTGCGGAAGTATATTGCCTATGCAAAAGCAAACCACTTCCCTGAAATATCTCCCGAATGCATGAAGATGATACAGGATTATTTCATGCAATTGCGGGATAGCAGCAAAGACGGCAGGGTGGCTATCACCGCAAGACACCTCGAGGGGCTCGTCAGGATGGCTGAGGCAAGCGCAAGGATGCGTCTACACGACATTGCAGATGAACACGATGCACAGGTCGCAATAGACCTCTTGCACAACTGTCTGTCCAATCTCGGCGTGATTGGAGCAAACGGCGAGTGTGATATAGATTACATCGAAGCAACTACCACCCACAACGACAGGGAGCATATTCATACTATACACGAGTATATAGTAGATATGGGTGCTCCGGTCAATGCTCTCGATGTGGCACAGGGTACAGGGATAGCACAGGACATAGTTGAGCGAACACTTCAAAAGATGGCACGAAAAGGCGACATAATGCGAAAAGATAAAGGCTGCTTTGTAGCAGTCTCATAATTTTCATTTTTTTGAAAGGAGACACACACATGACACCACCAAAAGGCAACGATTACGGGAAAAAGTCAAAGGTCGAAAACAAAAAACTTGTAGATGCGCTTTGTCAAAACATCATGAAAGGGATGCCCTACCGGCACGCCTGTGCAGCTGCAGGAATATCCTACTCTACATATAGAGATTGGATTCGCAGAGGCGAAGCGGAGATGCAGAGGGTTGATGAGAACCCGAAAGCCAGCATACGAAAAGATGAAGCAAAATATGTGGATTTCGTGCAAAGCATCCGGGAAGCGGAAGCAGTAGGAATGAAACAAAACCTAGACCGTATAGCCGATGCGAGCAAAAACGGTGCGTGGCAAGCGTCTGCTTGGCTGCTAGAGAGACGTTATCCTGATGAGTTCGGAAGGAAAGAGAAACTCGATATGAAAGCCGAGCATAGCGGAGGTATCAAGATCGAGTTGAAGTCGGAGGACTGCGGTGAATGATTGACGTACAGCCGGAAAAGTACGGCACGCTCAACAGCAGATTCCACGACACATTTCACCGATCTGAAAAAATCAAAGTGTATTATGGTGGTGCTGGTTCTGCAAAATCAATGAGCATAATGCAGCATTTTGTACTCGGTTTGATATCGGGAGACGGCACACGTAGAGCAATACTCAGGAAAACATTCCCCTCAATGAAAGCCAGTACATACCTGGTCCTGAAAGATCTGCTTGCAGATTGGCAGATACCATACACAGAGAACAAATCTGATAAGGTAATACGGGTAGGCAAGAATGAACTGTACTATCTGGCATTGGATGATCCTGAAAAGATAAAAGGTGCGGAGTTCTCGGAGATATGGTTAGAGGAAGCCACAGAGTTTCGTGAGGATGATTACAACCAACTCCTAATACGATTGTCCAGAACAAGCGAAGATGCCCGTATATTTCTTTCATTTAATCCCATAGACCAGAATCACTGGATAGTTAAGCGATTGGTGAATGAAGTAGATCCTAATGTCTACGTGCATCATTCAACATACAAAGACAACCTGAAATTCCTATCAAATGCATTCATCGAGGAACTTGAGGGCTTCATCAACAAAGATGAAAACTTCTACCGGATATATGCCCTGGGAGAACCGGGAGTCCTGCAAAACAAAATCTATACGCACTTCAAATTTGAGGATCCGAATAACTGGAAACAGGCTATATTTGAGAATGGCAGCCACTCTCTCGGGATAGATTTTGGGTACAATGCTCCAATGAGTGTGGTAGAAGTCTGGTGCTACGATGAAG